TCGGCGTTCTCAATGTGGTGCCGCCGGCGGCGCTGGAGGCGATGATTCGCCAGCGCGAACTGGACAAGGCGGCGGCACGGGCACCGCCGGAGCCGGCGCCGCCGGAATTGGTCGGCTATATCCGCGCCCAGTTCAACATGATGCGCGACCACCGCAACAACGCTGACAGCGGCTGGTCCAACCGGTTGTTGCAGGCGTTGCGCACCTTCAACGGGCAGTACGATCCGACCAAGGAACGGGAAGTCATCAAGTTCGGCGGCAGCCAGGTCTATGCCCGGCTCAGCGCGCAGAAATGCCGGGCGGCTTCTTCGCTGCTGCGTGACATCTATCTCGGCCCGGACCGGCCCTGGAGCATCAAGCCGCCGGCCGACCCGGACATCCCGCCGGAGATCATTCAGAAGATCGACCAGCTGATGCAGCAGGAGCAGCAGGTGGTGACGCAGACCACCGGCCAGCCGCCGGCATCGCAAGACACCGAAAAGCGTCGTCGGGCGCTGCTGGAGTCGGCTTCCGATGCGGCGCGCAAGAAAGCTCGCGAGCAGGCCCAGACCTCGGAAGACCGTATCGAGGAGATGCTGCAGGAGGGCGGCTTCTACCACGCGATGGCCGAATTTCTGGTCGATCTGTCCATCTTCCCGTTTGGGTGCATCAAGGGCCCGACGGTCAAGATCATGCCGGAAGTGAAGTGGCCGCCCGGCGGCGGTCGTCCGCAGGTGGTGCAGACACCGAAGATGATGTGGGGGCGGGTATCGCCGTTCGACCTGTGGTGGACCCCGGGCGTGTCGGATATCGCCAACGCCTCGGTGATCGAAAAATCCCGCCTGACTCGCGCCGAACTCAACGACTGCCTTGACCTGCCGGGGTTCGACCAGAACGAGGTGCGCGCGGTGCTGGAGGAATACGGCCGCGGCGGGTTGTACGACAATTGGGACACCACCGACGCCGAGCGCGCGGTACTGGAATCGAGGGAAAATCCGGCGTGGAATAGATCCGGGCTGATTACCCAGATGGAATTCCACGGCAACGTACAGGGTCGGATCCTGCAGGAATACGGCATGCCGGGGGCTTCTGACGAGCTGCGCGATTATCGCATCGACGCCTGGTGCATCGGCTCGCATATCATCAAGGTGCAGTTGTCGCCGTCGCCGCGGGCTCGGCATCCGTATTTCATCAGCAGTTTCGAGAAGGTGCCGGGGACGCCGTTGGGTAACGGATTGATCGACATCATCGCCGATCTGCAGGACGTCGCCAATGCCTGTCTGCGCTCGCTGGTCAACAACGTCTCGATTTCCTCCGGACCGCAGGTGATTGTCAATGACGACCGGGCCCGGCCGGAGGAAAACACCGACGATCTGTACCCATGGAAGCGCTGGCACGTCACCAACGATCCGGTCGGTAATAACGCCAAGCCTCCGGTTGAATTCTTCCAGCCGCAGAGCAATGCCCAGGATCTGTTGACGGTGTTCAAGGCGTTCGTCGACCTGTCTGACGACGTCAGCGCGATCCCGAAATATATTGGCGGCCAGCCTGGTGGTGGCGCCGGCCGCACCGCTTCCGGGCTGGCGATGTTGATGAACAACGCCAGCAAGATCCTGCAGACCGTGGCTTCGAATATCGATCGCGACATTCTCGAACTGGCGCTGCAGCAACTGGCCGATCTGGTACTGCTGACCGACACCACCGGACTGCTCACCGGGGAAGAGGACATCTCGGTGCAGGGGGTTTCGGTCGCGGTGCAACGCGAGACCTTGCGGCAGCGTCAGCTCGAGTTTCTACAGCATACCAACAACCCGACCGACTTTGCGATTATGGGTGCCAAGGGTCGTGGTTCGGTGTTGCGCTCGGTGTCGCAGACCATCGGGCTCGACGGCGAGACGGTGGTGCCGACCGACGACGAATTGCAGAAACAGCAGCAGGCGGCGCAGCAGGGCGCCGAGCAGCAGGCGCTCAACCAGAAAGTCGAGCAGGGCATCCAGACGGGTGTGCAGTTGGGGACGCAGAAAATCGCCTCCGAACTGACCGCCGGATTGCTGGCGTCGCAGGCTGGGGGGATGGGCGGACCGCCTGGCGGCCCGCCGGGCATGGGACCGCCTGGCATTTTGCCGCCCGGCATGCCGCCCGGTGGCCCGCAAGCTGCTGCCCAGGCTCAGGGCAACCAGCCGACCCCGATGTCGAATGCATCAGCGCAGGCTGCCAATGTGGTCGGTAACCAGCCGAAACCGCCAGGTCCGGGCGGACGTTCGGCTCCCATTGGAGGCGGACCGGGATAGTTTTCAACCAGGGAGTGTGAAACATGCCGTCTTTTACTGTCAAAGCGCGCAAGACCGGCGCGACCGTGGTCACTACCGTTGAGGCCGCCACTCGCGAGGAAGCCATTGCACTGGCGGTGCAAACGGCGGCCCCGGGTGAGGAAGTCGAAGTCATGCAGGTTCAGGAAGTCATGGCTGTAACGGGTACGACGGGCGCAACCGGTACGACGGGCGCAACCGGTACGACGGGCGTAACGGGTACATCAGGTACATCAGGTACGTCGGGTACATCGGGCGCATCCGGCGCATCGGGCGCGTCCAGTACATCCGGCCCTACTGGCACCCCCTGAAATGCTGGTTTGGAACGCCATCGTCAAGAACGAGGCAGCGATCATCGATCGCTGCGTGAGGAGTCTGTTACCTCATGTCGACGGCGCTATCGTGATTGATACCGGATCGAGCGATGACACGCCGGAGCGGATTACGGAATTGTTCAATAAGGCTGGCAAGTCGATTGAGATTCATTACGCTCCGTTTTTCGCCTTTGACCAGGCCCGTAACAAGGCATTGGAGTTTGCGCGCGGCAGTCCGTTGAAGTGGGATTATCTGCTGCTGGCCGATGCCGATATGGAGTTGAAGATTAGTGATCCGGACTGGACCAGGCAGCTGAACGGAGGATTGTCTTATGACATGTATCAGACTGCAGGATCCGTCCGATACGTTAATCGAAGAGTGGTCAGTCGTCATGCTACAGGCAATTATATGGGGGTTACGCACGAATACCTTGCTATTGAGTCTGCTGGAAAATTGGAAGGAGCAGAATTCAATGATCATGCCGACGGATCAAACCGAGCCGCCAAGTTTCAACGTGACATCGATCTGCTCGAACAGGCACTCAAAACCGAAACTGACCCTGGCCTGATTCAGCGCTATCATTTTTATCTGGCGCAATCTTTCTTCGACAAGGGCGACTGGGCCAAGGCGGCGGAGCATTACAAGATCCGAACCGAACTCGGCGGCTTCGACGAGGAGGTGTGGAATGCACAACTGCATTACGCGCACTGTCTATCGAACCTGGGCTTTGACGCGCAATTCCTCTGGGAAATGTTTCGAGCGTATCGGCTTCGGCCCTCCAGAGTGGAGTCGTTGTACGATCTTGCCAAATATTTCCGGGAACGTGGCGACAACCATATCAGCCTATTATTTTCAGAACCAGGAATGTCCGTTCCTTTTCCCCGAGATGATCTACTCTTCGTCAATGAGTATGTATACAGAGTTGGGTTGAAGGAAGAATTCGCGGTTTGCGCCTATTACGATCCGCGCAAGCGGACAGAGGGTGCCAAGGTTTGTAACCAGGTGGCGCTGTCGAAGCCGGCGTCCTGGCAGGCGCGCGAGCAGGCGCGCATCAATCAATACTGGTATCTCAGGCCGTTGGCGCAGCACGTCCCGTCGTTCAAGCCGTCACAAATCGTGCTTCAGCCACAACCAGGTTATGTCGCCACCAATCCGTCGGTGATCAACCACAACGGCAAGCCGATGGCGCTTGTGCGTAGCGTTAATTACACCATCACGCCGGAGGGGGTTTATGCAATTCGGGGATCGGACGGTAGTTGTAATCGGAACAATCCTATTAGTACTCGCAATTATCTTGTCGGTCTGGATCATGAGCTAGCGATCGAGTCGAGTCACGAGTTGGCGCTGCCGCCGAATTGGCCAGAGCCGAAGTTCGATCTGGTGCGCGGGTTTGAAGATTCACGGTTGTTCGAGTGGGGTGCTTCCGGTGCGCTGGGCACGCTTTACACGCTTTCCACAGTACGCGAGCTGACGCCGGAGGGCTGGTGTGACCAGGTGCTGGCGTCTGTTCTGGATACGGCGAATGGTGGTGTGGCCTATTGCGGGGCGGGTACCGTTCATGTCGCAGAACGCCGTCATGAAAAGAACTGGATGCCATGGGTGCAAAAGGATGGGGCGCTGCAGTTCGTCTACCGGTTGGGAACGTTGATCGATACGAACGGCCAGATCATCAGTCAACATGACTGCGATGTCGACGTCGGCCATATCAGCGGCGGGTCGCAGGTCATCAATGTTGATGGCATCTGGCTGGCGCTGGTGCATGAAGCCAGATCGATCCCGGGTCGTTCTGTCAGATACTACCAGCATCGATTCGTGGTGTTCGACGATGACGGTCGATGCTTGCGGATTTCCTTGCCGTTTTGCTTCCACGATCGGCAAATCGAATTCGCGGCCGGACTGTCATATTTTCCCGATAAAAGACAGCTGTTGGCAAGCTATGGCGTGCGCGATTGCGAGGCTTGGCTGGCGACGATGAACCTGGATGAAGTCATCGCTTTCATCGCGGAAGGTGCGTGAGGAATCATAGACGGCGCAATCCTGCGTAAACAATGGAGGCCTAATACAATGCATACTCCTTTCTTAGCGCTCATCACTCCACTCGGCGGGACCGGTGGTGGTGGAGGCGGACAACCTCCCGGTTACTGGGGCGGTGTGGCGCCACCGCTGCCTACACATCCGATTGCTCCGGGTGGTCCGCCTCCCGGTTATTGGGGTGGTGTAGCACCTCCACTTCCGACCCATCCAATTGCGCCGGGTGGTCCGCCTCCCGGTTATTGGGGCGGCATCGCACCACCGCATCCGGATCAGGGCTTGCCGGGACAGCCTCCTGGTTACTGGGGCGGTGTAGCTCCGCCTTACCCGTCACATCCCATCGCGCCAGGTGGTCCGCCTCCGGGATATTGGGGTGGTGTAGCTCCACCTTACCCTGATCAGGGTTTGCCGGGTGGCCAACCTCATCCGTCACACCCCATCGTGCTGCCGCCGGTTGAGCCTGGTGGACCGCCGGTCGAGATTTGGCCGAAGCCGGGGCGTCCGACGCATCCGATTGTGTTGCCACCTCCGCCGCCGCCGGATCAGGAGGCGATCAAGTTGCCGCCGGAAGATGGAGGCTGGGCTTATACGCCGACTTACGGTTGGGGTTATTTCCCGCCGCAGGATACGGCGCAACCGAAGTAGTTACATGCCTAAAGGCGCGTATCCAACCGGGTACGCGCCAGCCTATCGCTGCAGGCCGGCAGGATCGTGGATGTGATGACCAAGCGTTTCAATATCAATCCTTAACCCGTGAGCAAAGGAGTGATGCCTATGTTGAACAATCCAAACTGGAGTAAGGGCGTTCTTGATTGGCTGCGTCAACAACCAGCCGATAGCAGCTATGACTGGCAACATCCCGATCGTTGTATCGTCGGCCGGTTTCTCGCAGCCAAGGGTCAAGCGCGCGAAGGCATCGACTATACCGATATGCCTAATTATCACGACATCACGGAGCCTAAGCCGTGGACCTTCGGCGACGCGCTTAAACGCGCAGGGGATCTTTGAGGTCATTCATCGGTGCTATCTTAATCGATGACCAAGCATAGCGAGCGTTAACGTGGGTATCACTGAAGAAGGTGGCAAGGTTGCAAGTGGCACTGTTGAAGCGCTGAAGGGCCAACCGTTGGCGCTCGCACTGGTCGTTGTGAACGTTTTATTCTTGCTGGGGGGAATGTGGACGGCACATGATTTTTTCCAGCGCCTTGAAACTGCATCACTGCGAAAAGACAATCTGGTCTCAGCCATGATGGAACGCTGCATCGAGATGGCACCGCCGGTGAAGAGTGAGCGACAATGAGTATGCCGGAGCAGGCCGCCAAGGTTGCGAGCAACACCATCGATGCCATGAAATCGACGCCGCTGGCGATTGCTCTACTTGTCGTCAATATCGGATTTCTTGGTTTTGCGGCCTATGTGCTGGGTGAAGTTGCGGCCAACGCGCAGGAGCGTAACAAGACTCAGACCGAACTGATCAGCAAGTTGGTGTCCGACATTCGTGACTGCCGGCAGGGACCGAGACCATGACATCAACACGGGGGACGTTGTCAGAGCAGGAGTGCATGCCATGAATGAGGACAGGAAACTCAGTCCAGCAGGAGCAAACCTCATTAAACATTTTGAAGGCTGTCTTAAGCCGCACGAGGGCAAGTACAGGGCTTACACGTGTCCAGCGGGAGTTACAACCATAGGTTGGGGAACGACAACCGAGCATGGCCATCAGATTAAACTGGATACCGTGTGGACTAAGCAGCAATGCGACGAAGCGTTTCTTAGAGACATGGAAGCCTTCGAAAAATCGGTGCGCCGGTTGGTCAAGGTCCCGTTGACGGATTACCGCTTCGACGCCCTGACGAGCTTTTGTTACAACTGCGGCGAGGGCAATTTAGCCAAGTCGAGTCTTTTGAAGCATGTGAATTTACAACAATGGGAATCCGCAGCGGCAGAATTTCACAAGTGGAATAAAGCCAATGGTAAGGTGCTGCCGGGTCTAACCCGGCGGCGTGCCAGTGAGGCGCTGTTGTTCCAGAATATCTCCGACGACAATTACGACGGCAAGCCGGACAAGGTCGTTGCGTCACCGTTCGAGCCCATGCCGCAGAGCGTCGATCCGCCGGCAGAGGAGGAGATGTCATGAGTAGCAGCGAGAAGATTAATCCACTTGTCTGCGATTTATCGCACTGGGATCCGGCCAATGATTATAAAGCGGTGAAGCAGGATGGCATCGTTGGCGTGATCTATAAAGCGACCGAAGGCCAGAGCTATAACGACCCTAGCTATGTCGATCAGCAAACAGCGGCAAAGGCCGCGGGACTGTGCTGGGGCGCGTATCACTTCGCGGATGCCAGCGATGTTGACGGGCAGGTCGACAATTTTTTAACTTTTGCTTGTCCCGACCGGGACGAGCTGTTCTGCCTCGACTGGGAGGACAATCCCAGCGGTAGCGGCAAGATGAGCCCCTCGCAGGTCAAGGAGTGGATCACCAAGGTCGAGGACGCACTTGAACGACCCAACGAATGCGTAATTTACGGCGGCAATACTATTAAGGAGGCGTTGGGCGACGAGATCGACGAGTTCTTCGCCAGTCGCCGGTTATGGCTGTGTCAGTACGGATCAACGCCGGTCGTGCCGCCGTGTTGGAAAACCTACTGGCTCTGGCAATTCACTGATGGCGAAGTCGGCCCCAGCCCGCACACCATTGATGGCATTGGTCCCTGCGATATCAATTCTTATCAGGGCGGCGCCGACGAACTGATAGCTGAATGGGCGAGCGGCTCGGCGCAGCCGGCGCCCGGACCTGAGCCGGAAATGGCTTCGGTGCATTTCAACGTGCAAACCGTCGGCCAGGTCGAGGTCACGATCGCGATCAATGGTGAGGTGATCTATGGCGACAACTCATAATTTAGTTAATATTTGCTTAAGAATTTAGCTCTATAGCCTCCTGAAATCACAGGAGGCTTCTCCATGGCTGCCAAGACCAAGCAGGAAACTGAGCACGACGTCACCTTCGCCGAGGGTGGCGATACCCACATGTTTGGCCAGCAGGCTGCGGGTCCGGATAAGCCCGGCAACACCGGCAAAGATCCGACGTCGGCACCGGGAGCTAAATTTGCCAAGGGTGGCTCAACCAAGATGTTCGGTTATTCACCGGCGCAGGAAGCAAAAGCGGGCCAGACTGGAGCGCGTTGATGGCCAGAACTCCAAAACCAATGTCCCTGCCACCGGCACCCAAGCCAGTCGATCCTGACAAGGCGGTTTTGAAGCCGCCTCGGCTCAAGCCAATCTCCACCCGCGAGTACGGCAAGGGCGGTACGCCGTTGTCTGGCGCGCCGGACATGGGGCTCCGTGGCGCCGGTATCGGCTATGGAGGAATCAAGAATGGTTTTTAAAAAACAGATCACGCCGCTCGGCGGCGGCAAGGGCCGAATCAACATGCAGCGCGGCAAGGGCTCGACGCTGCAGCGAAATACGCCTGGCCAGCAGGAGACGCTGACCGGCGGCAATCCATTGGCACGGATGCTCAATCGATATCCGGCACAACCGCAACCGGCGCCAAATGCGATGGCGCCGTCAACTGCGCCGGCAGCAACCGCTGGGCCACAACCGACAGCGGCGATGCCACCGATCGGGCCGCCTGATCAGGGATGAGTGCGACGGACAAGGAATTAACGGACTACGCGCGTTTTTTGCGCAATGCGGCGCCGCAGGAATTTTCTAATTTCTGTGCGGCGTTCGAGAAATACACCGCTTCTTATATCAACACCCTGGTCGAAACGGCCGGGGATTTGCCGTTGGCGCAGGGTCGAGCGCAGCAATGCGTGAACATTCTGCGCGTGCTGGAGGGAATAAAAAATGGTTGATGTCGTGGTCGATGAAAAACCGATGGCGAAGCTTCCCTATGACCCCGATATGATACCCGACGCCGTCAAGCGACGGGTGGCGGCGGTAGAGGCGTTCTACGCCACACCATCGGCTGCCGCATCGGTAGAAACGCCGCCGGCGACACCACCGCTTGCAGAGAATTCAAATGGTTCGCAGCCACAGCAACCTGCGGCTGTTGAATCAGCGTCGGAGCAGCTTGACCTCCCGTTGGCTGAGCCGACCACGCAGGCGCCGGGCTCTCAACAGCCTCCACCCCACCCGGCGTCTGCGGATCAACGTCCTGCTGAAAACGAAAATTCAGAGACCTGGAAGTCTCGGTATTTCGGATTGCAGGGCCGCTTTACAACGTCGCAGAAGACGATTGGCGAGCTGGAGGAGCAAATCGCCCAGATGGGTAGAGAGCTGTTGCAGACCCAGCAATGGGCTTCTCAACAGCCGCGCCACGCGCCGCCGCCGCCGCGGTCCTACGTAACCGAGAAGGATGTTCAGGACTACGGATCTGATCTGGTTGATTTTACTCAGCGCGCGGCGGTGCAGGCGGTAGCACCACATCTGCAGGCGTTGGAGCAGCAAAATACCGAACTGCAGCGCCGATTGGCGGACGAGGCGCGGGCCCGACTCGATATGCGGGTCGAGGCGGCGGTGCCGAATTTCCGGGAGATCGATCGTGATCCGCGGTGGCTTCAATGGTTACTGGGGATTGATCTTCTATCAGGACGTGTTAGACAGCAATTGTTGAACGAAGCTATCGCGTCAGCCAATGCGCCACGTGTAATCTCGTTCTTCAACGGCTTCCGGCAAGAGGAAGCAGCTACAGGGCACAGTGAACCAGCGCCCAGCTCCAGGTCCCTCCGGGAGCCGGCGATCGATCTGAGTTCACTTGCGGCCCCTGGCAGGGCCAGGCCGGCAACGGGCGGTGACGCCTCGATGCCCAGCGACAGACCCACTTACACTCGCGCTCAAATCGCACAGCTCTACTCTGCGCATCGTAGGGGCGCATACGTCGGGCGTGAAGCCGAATGGGCTCGGCAGGATGCCGATATCATTGCGGCTGGTGCGGAAGGGCGTGTCCAGATGTAACCCGGGGGCTGCTCGAACAGAACGGTAGTAGTCCCCTAATCCAAGGGATCACTCTCATGCCTATTCCCAGTGCCGGATTTCCTGGCGCAACGTCAGGATCCGTACCCGCCCTTACACCTGTAGGGTCTTCACCTAACAACCTCCAAACGACTGGTTTCATTCCTGAGATCTGGAGTGCCAAGCTCGTCGAGAAGTTTTATGCGTCGACTGTTTTGTCGGCGATCTCGAATTGAACAGCGGTTCGAGTAAAACTGGACCTGAAAAACTGGAACCGAAAGGAACCAGAGGTAAGAGTAAATTGCCGTTGAAGTATCTTGCTGGTCTGCTTGATGCTGATGGGTCTATCACCTATCAAATCAGGGAGTGGGACGGTCCGAAGTGTGGTCCATCTAAGCGTGTGCAAGTTTACCTTGCGCTTTCACAGAGCGGTTCTCGTGATTTTGTCGAGCTTGTTGCGTGGAGTTTAACTCCGCCGTCGTGCACTCAGTACTGGGGGCACATCAAGTTTGACGCACGGCATAAACGAGACGCTTGGTGCTGGAGCGTAGGTGGTAAACGTGCGGTTTCGGTATGTAATCTTTTGAAAAAATATCTTGTCCTTAAACGCGGTCTTGCTGAGCTTGCCGGCAAGGTTGATGGTCAAGATATGGATCGAGAGATCATTGAAGCCGCTTGGCGTGCTGCAGATATGCCGATTGTACCGAAGCATCCTACAACTAAGTGGACAGCAGGATATATAGACGGTGATGGGTCGTTTAGCGTTCGTCGTCCAAAAGACAGAAAGTCTGCTCAGATTGTTTTGCAGATAACGAGCGAGAAGCGGCGTCGTGCAGGTGTTGAGCTACTTCATAAACAGTATGGTGGTTCTCTTTATGACCACATCAATACTGGCGTGGAGTTGACCTCATGGATACTTTCATTTGATGCGGCCAAATTCCGCGCCATGTTTGAAAGTGACAAGGGTCGATTAGCTCGATCCATGGTTCTAAAAGTTGATCAAGTGTACTTTCTTCTTGGATGCGCCAAAATGGGGCATTTCAGAGATGGAGATGCGATCAAACTGGCCATGGATAATCTGCGTACTCAACCGCATCGACTGAGCGGTCCAGGCGCTGATGTTCAGCGTTTACTAGGTACTGTGCGTGATCTTTCACCATATTCAACTGCACATCCTGGTAACCAGAACTGGCGTATGCGACAGTCAGAATTGGCAAAGGCCAATCCGACGGATTATGAAGGTGAGATTGTAACGGTCTCGTAACCAGGTCTGAACAACTGGGACCAATAGGAACCAGAGAGAAGCATGATAATGCGCTCGCACAGACTGAGTGACCTGGCAGGGTTAGCCCTGAAGCGACAGTCGGAATCGCGTATGCGATTTGCCAAAATCAAGGAGACAGAGTCAAAATCAGGACCAAGCCGACGATCACTATTCGCGACTACAAGGCGGATGGTCTACTCGGCCTCGATCGACCGACCGGAGGTTCGGTCGAGTTGTATATCGGCATCGGCAAATATTTCAGTCTGATCCTCGATGACGTGATGGAGGTCCAGTCCGATCTCAATCTGCTGTCGATGTGGTCGGACGATGCGGCGCAGCAGCTCAAGATCGTGGTCGATCGCGATGTGCTTGGCGGTATCGTCGGTGGTGCCGCGGCGGCTAACAAGGGTGCGACGGCCGGGGCGATTTCCGGCAATATCAACCTTGGCATCAAGGGCACGCCGATCACAATGGTCGGTCGCCAGGCCAATCCGCCGGTGGCGGGGCAGATTGAAATCATCGACGTGCTGCTGCGGCTCGGTCAGTGCCTCGACGAGCAGAATATTCCGGAACAGGGACGCTGGGTGGTGATGTCGGCGGCGGCCGGTCGTCAGATCAAGCAGTCTGAATTGCGGCAGGCCTATTTGTCGGGTGATCCGGTATCGATGCTGCGCAATGGCCGGCTTGGCATGGTTGACCGGTTCACGATCTATATCTCTAACCTGCTGCCGAGCGTGGCGACGGACGCCACTAACTTTGCTGCCGGTGAGCAACCGATCTTTGCCGGTCATGCTCACGGGCTGACGTTCGCCTCGCAAATCAGCAAAGTCGAAACCCTGCGAAGCGAATTGACGTTTGGCCAAATCCTTCGTGGACTACAGGTCTACGGCTATCAGGTTTTGGATCCGACTGCGATTGCGCAGGCGCAAGTTCTTTTGGCGTAAAGGAGAGGGCACCCGGCCCCCTCATCCGTTTGCAAGTATTTTGCAAACTTCTCGCATTAGGCTGCCCTTCGGAGCAGCCTAATGGCGACAAGCCCTTCATACTATGGCAACTACAGCGATAGCGAGCTGCCGACCCTGAACACGGTGGCGGACTACATCGCCGACGCCCGCACTCTGCTGCAGGACAAGGTTCCTCCTTACCGTTATGACGACCAGTCGTTGTTGACGGCGTTCAACATCACCATGCTGCACGCGCGACGGTTACGGGCGGATCTGTTCGTCTACAATCTGGCGGTGATGGGCCAGGTGCAGTCGTTCCAGGTCGTCGACGACACCAAGGTAATCATGGAGTCGCAGTTTCGGCCGTACCTGTTGCACGGATTGTGCGGGCACGCGCTGGAGCGCGATCAGGAAGACGTACAGGATCTCCGCTCCTCGACTTTCATGAACATTTTTTACATCGGGCTGGTCGGCCGCGGGATGCCTGGCGTGGCCGGTGGATCGGCGCCGGGCGGACAGGGACAGGGACGATGAGCAAATCATCCGCATGCGACAAGTACTGGCAAAAGCTGGTTGGCCAGGCCAACGTTATCCTGACCGGGGCTTCTGATGCTGAGCTTCGGGTGCAGTTGTTCGACGTGCTGCAGGAATTTTTCGGCGATTCAAATTGCTGGTTGGAAACCATTAATTTCACGGTGATTCCGGACACGTTGGAATATCCGCTGATGCCGTTGACCGGGCGCACCTTGAGGTTGTTGGGAGTAGTGGATCAGAACAACGTGCCGCAAGCGGCGGTGATGCCATCGATCGGCACGGTACGATTTTTATATCCGTACAGCAATGTGCAGCCGATGCAGGCGACGGTGGTCAAGAATGTCGACGATCCCTTTGGGTGTTATCCGCCGAACATTCCGGACTGGGTGCTGCCGGCCTATGGCGTCGGACTGCTGAGCGGTCTGCTGGGTTATATGATGTTGCAACCTGGCCAGAGCTATTCGAATCAGACCCTGGCGTCGTTTCACCTGGCTCGCTTTCGCAACACCATTGCCCATGCTCGGGTGGCGATGATGCGCGCCAATACCGTCGGTTCGCAGGCTTGGGCCTATCCGCAACAGTTTCGAGTCAGCGGTCAGCGCGGTGGCGTTAGCACCTTTAATGTAAATCCGGCGGTGCTGCGATGAATTTTATGTGTTGTCCTGAAGACGGATGCGTTCACAGCGTGACATCAGCGCATGTCGATTTGCGAATTGACAACAATGGTACTTGGATGGATGCGTTCCAGTTTGGCACCCCGGGTGACACCACTTGGACGTTAACCGGACAAAATTTCGAACTCGATGTGCAACGCAGCTCCTACGATCTGGTGCCGCTGCTGCATATGGATAGCGCTGGTGGGCAGATCGTTATCGACGACGTGGTTCAGCGGGTGATCCACTTCAATGTTTCGCCTGCGGTTCTGCAGGCCAGTTTGACTCCCGGCACTTACGTTTACGATCTGGTGATGGTCGATGCGTCAACGCCTTCCGTTCGGGTGCCGTTGATGCACGGCATGTTGATCGTCAATCAGGGTGTAACGTTTCCAGCGGGGCCCTGATGCCGGTCATCAACAACGATCCTGCCCTGGTAGAGACCCGCCCCGTCGTGGTTGTGCACGGGCCGACCGGCGCCACGGGTGCGTTTGGCGGTCCGACCGGTCCGACTGGAGCAACCGGCGCAGCGATCGTGGGACCGACTGGGGCGACGGGGGATCGTGGCGTTGGGCCGACTGGGGCAACGGGAGCGGGGGCATTTACCGGGCCGACCGGACCGATCGGTTTAACGGGGCCGCCGGGGACGCTAGGCGGATCGACGACGGTGTCTGGTTTGCCGACAGCAAGCGCTGTAGGTGGCCGGAATTTCGTTATCGATGCAACCACCACAACATTCAATAGCGTCGTTGCCGGGGGCGGCAGCAATAAAGTGCCGGTGTTTTCTGATGGGACCAGTTGGCGAATAGGTTGAGGGATCATGTCGCAGCAATCGAATATTCCCGCGCCGATCATGGCTCAGCCGGTGGTTGTAGTCGGCGGCCCCACAGGACCAAGTGGCGGCCCCACAGGGGCGACAGGGCCTGCCGGACTTGCAACGATTACGGGCGCCACGGGATCGGTAGGACCGACCGGAGTTACCGGACCGACAGGAGCGGTGGGCGCAACTGGGGCTGGCGCATTTACTGGTCCGACTGGCCGTACTGGGCCGCCCGGCTCGGCTGGCGCGGCTTCGACGGTGACCGGGCCGACCGGTCCGCTGGGGGCAACTGGTGCATCCACTGGTATTGGGGGAATTTATACTGCTGCATCGGGAGGGCCATTCGGGCCTTATGGCACGACGCTGTCTTTTATCGGGCTTGGGTTTCGCTATACGCCCGTCAGCAGCGGTCGGCTGATGCTGATATTTGCTGGCCTGGCGCGCAATTCGACCGGCGGCACCGGAGCCGGCACTTCCATCATGGCCAAGTATGGCACCGGCGCGTCTCCAGTGGCTGGCGCGGCGGGCGGTAGTGGTACGCAGTTTGGTCAATTCCAGCAGAGTTTTTCTGCTTCGGCCAACGACTATTCCGGTTTCACCGTGATGGAAATCGTGTCGTCGCTGACGCTTGGCACAACTTACTGGTTCGATCTTGCCATCACGGCGACGGCTGGCAGTACAGCCTATGTGCGAGACACTCAGTTCATGTTGATTGAGCTGTAAGATGGTGAACGTCATACCAGCGGCACCAGTGCAGGCGTTTCCGGTAGTGATCGCCGGACCGACTGGTTCGACGGGTTCGACTGGTCCTGGGGGGCCGGCTGGTGGACCTACCGGGGCAACCGGGGCGACCGGAGCGGGGGCGTTTACCGGACCGACTGGCGCGACCGGTCAGTCGGGAGTAGGCAGCACAGGTCCAACTGGAGCAACTGGAATTGCTGGAGTGGGTTTGACCGGGCCGACTGGCGCGGGCGCGTTTACGGGTCCGACTGGTGGATCGGGCGTGGGTAGTACCGGGCCGACCGGTGCTGCAGGATCAGCCGGTACGCCGGGTATACCTGGAGTTGCTGGTGCGACCGGACCGACAGGACCTGCAGGGGGAGGGGCAACAGGAGCCGGTTTGCCGGGGCCAACGGGTCCGACCGGCGCTCAGGGGTCGGTAGGCGCCCCTGGTACTCCTGGTGCCCCGGGCACTGCTGGTGCGACCGGACCGACAGGTGCGCAGGGATCGGCGGGTACCCCTGGTACGCCAGGTGGCGTAGGCGCGACTGGACCGACCGGCGCTGCTGGTTCTGTTGGTACACCCGGCACGCCAGGCAGCGCTGGCGCCACCGGACCGACCGGCGCACAGGGATCGGTGGGCACGCCAGGCAGCGCTGGCGCCACCGGTCCGACCGGCGCACAGGGGACAGCAGGTACACCGGGCACGCCAGGGACTGTTGGCGCAACCGGACCGACTGGCGCTGTTGGATCAGCAGGCACGCCGGGTGGTGTAGGCGCAACGGGAGCAACCGGAGCGACAGGGACCGCAGGTGTCGGGGCGGTGCGCTACGACATCGCGCAGGGATTGACGGCGAACCAGCAAGCGCAGGCGCGTAGCAACATCGGCGATCTGAAGAAAAACTATGTCCTCAACGGCGCGATGATGGTTTCGCAAGAGAATGGGAATGCGGCAGGTACTGTAGCTGGATATTTTCCGGTAGATCAATTCAAGGTGGGGACGCTCAATACTTCAGGCACAGCTTCGTTCGCTCAAGTCGCCAGCCCGACGCCAGGAGGATCACCAAATCGCCTGCGGTTTACGGTAACCGCTGCTGATGCGTCAATGGACGCAGCCGATCAGATACGCATACAAACCGCATGGGAGGGTTTGCGCGTTGCCGATCTCAAATTGGGGACGGCTAACGCTAAAACTGTAATCCTTCAGTTTGGGGTGAAGGCTCCCGCAGGCACTTATTGTGTCGCGTTTTGGAATGGCGCGCTCAATCGAAGCTATGTCGCGGAATATGTCATTACACCCGCAGATGTTGTTACCGGAGATGTTGTCAAGTCGGTTACCGTGCCGCTCGACATTCCCGGGGCATGGGTAGTGGATAGTACCGTTGGTCTCTATGTGTCGTGGGCACTAATGGCCGGTTCTAATGTCCAACAAGCGGCTGGATCGTGGACATCAAACGTTGGGTTTTTGGCTACGGCCAATCAGTTCAACTTCATGGGTACGGCAGGCAATGTGTTCGAATTGTTCGACGTCGGACTGTATGAGGGCAACGTCGCGCCGCCATTCATGGTACCGGACTATGCCAGTGAGTTGGCGGCGTGCATGCGTCACTGGGAGCGTGTAACTGGCGGATATCGACAGACCATGACCTCAAACGGGTGTGTGGGGGTTGTGTTTCCGTTCAAGGTGACAAAGCGCGCGCAACCAACTTGTGCTTTTACGGCTAATGCACCGACCAACTCGACCTTCAACTCGTTCAGTATGAACGATCTTAACTCCGTGGGAATTCAATTTACTGGGGCTGTAAACACGGAGAGCATTCATAACGGATTTACTGTCAACGCCAATGCGAGGCTGTGATGGCAGACTATCAACTCACCAACACCGATGTTGTGATACGCACCGATTCCGCCAACCGCGACAAGGATAGCGCTAATGGGTAAGCCACTTCGTACCGCACAACAATCCGGTCGAGATTGCGCAATGGCTTGACGATTGACGAAGCGTTGAAGCCTTTGGAGGTTAGAGATGGCCGCTGAATACCAACTCACAGCCCCTACTGAACCCTGCGCCGTTATTCGTACTTCCGATGGCGCATACATTCCGCCAGATATGGCTAACCGCGACTATAACGGCGATCCGCAAAGTCCTGGGTATCTGCAATGGCTGGCCGATGGCGGCGTGCCCGATCCCTATGTATCGCCAAAGCCGCCGCCACCGGACGCTCCTGCCATCGTTGATCAATCCTATCGCGCCGGGCTGGTTCGAGAGGCCGATCAACTGCAGGCGCAGGGCAGGAATTACGACGCAATCAAACTGCTCTTCAAAGCAAACAGCTAAAAGGAAATTTGGAAATGCCAGCCATCATCGTCAACGGCGCTACTCCCTTCGGGTCTTTGTCCAATGTGAGCATCGCCAATCTCATTAGCGCGATTGAAGAACTCCATCGCGTCAACCTCGCGGCGTCGGCGGCGCAGAGCGGCGCGCCAGAGCCGACCGGGATAGCGCTTGAAACCGGAAGCAATTTCGGCGTGCTGCCGGGGGAAACGCCCGGCGAACAAGGTGCCGCTTATGCCTACGCGCTCGATGTGCTCGATCAGGCGTTGCAGGCGTTTCTGGTTGCCAACAAGGCACAGATTACTGCGCTCGATAATGGTGGCACCTGATGGACGATGATATCATTATCGTACCGGAAGAAGACCGGGTGATCGTGGTGCCGGAAGAAGATTTCGTGATCGAAGTTCCTGGGGAATGGCGATGGATCGAGGTGCCCAATGACGCTCCTGGCCAGTAAGAAGCACACTGAAGGTGACAAGCGGCGTTGGCGGGTTAGTTACGCCAGATGGTTGGACAACACCGCTACTATCGACAAGATTGACGTGACATCGTCATCGACCACCTGCACGATTGTCGATCCTTCCGTCCTCGGCCATGAGGTGATTTTCTTTTTGCAGGATGGCGTGCTGGGCGAAGCTCTGATCGTTACCTTAGCGATGACCGACTCGTTCGAGAACGTCAAAACCGACACGATTTCGTTTTATGTTGTGGCACCTTGAGAGGAACGGATCATGAGCAAGGAAAGAAATGCCGACTCGATCAACGATATGGCGGAGCGCAAGGCCAAGATCCGGGAAGAGGCTGAGCGGATCGAAAGAGAACAGGCGGCTGCTGAAGAGCGGCGCCAGGAAAAACAGGCGGTTCGCGACATGAAGATCGAAGATGACGACGCGGACATGCTGGAGCGGCATGCTAATCGGCTCTCGGATCTCGGCACCCGTGATCAATTGCTGGAGCGGGTCCGGGAGATGCGGCTGGAGACGACGGGGAATGCGCAGCCTCCGCCATCGCCAATGACCGAGTTTCAGAAGCAGCAACTTGAGATTGAGCAACAGGCCGGCCGCGAGGCGGTCGCCAAGGCCGAAAAACTGCGGGAAGAAACCCGTGTGCAGCGAGAAAAAATGGCGGCCGAGACCAAGGCGCGCGAAGGCCATATGGCGGAGGTTCACCATCCGAACCCGGGTCAGGACGAGCAGTATCCGGGCAACAGGGCGACGCTAGGGAAACCGAAATGACCGCACTTAAGTTGGAAAAATTTGGCGGACAACTTCCGGCTTGGGATGATCGGCTGTTGCCCGATGGGCAGGCCTCTTTCAGCCTTAACACCTATCTTTTCAGCGGCGCGCTGATTGGCTGGCGGCAACCTAAGCTGCTTTACACCTTAAAAGATAGCACCTCGAAATATGTTTATCGGTTGCTGAACGAAAATCCGAACGACACCACCATTACTGCCCCCGACTCGTTCTGGATGGAGTTTGCTTCGCCGGACACCACCGTGCTGCATACACCAGTGGCCGATGATCAGTTTGAACGTTATTACTTTGCTAGTCCGGACAGCCCGCCGAAATACAACACCCGCGCTCGCATTCTCAATGGTGATCCGGCCTGGCTGCTCGGCATCCCCGGCTCCGGCTGCACTCCCGGCGTTGTTGTTACCGGCGGTGGCGATACCAGCCAGGTCGGCAATGTCAACGTGCTGCCCCCTGCCGGACCCAGCGATTACCAACCCGGCAACTCGATCTTCCTCACTCCGATCATGTCGGACGGTTCGATGTTGGTGCAGTCTGTCAGCTTCGTGCCAGCGTCGACCGATGGCCTGTTGTCATTTCAGGCGGTGGTCTACACCGACCTGAACGGTAGTCCCAACGAACTGATGGGTGTTGGCAACAAGGTGACCGGCATCACAGCTGGCGTAACCGCGGTCAGCACCATCAGCAACGGCGTCCCCGTTATCAGCGACGCCACCTATTGGATCGGAATCGCCCACGACAACGCGTTTTACATGACCGTTGCCGACACCCGCGTCCATAACGGCGCCACCATATCCAATACCTATTCCAACGGTCCGCCTGCGGTGGCGTCCGCCACTGGCGGCGGCGCGGTCTGGCAGATGTGGGGCGATTTGCTCGGCGCCAGCGTGTTTACCGCCCGGGCTTACGTCTACACCTGGGTCAGCGCCTATGGCGAAGAAGGCCCGCCGAGCCCGCCTTCGGTCGTCAACGGCTGGTCGAACGCGACCTGGACCGTCAGCCTGTTTCAGCCGACACCGGAGAACATGGGGGTCGATCGCAACATCACCACCACCCGGTTGTATCGCTCGATTTCCAACCAGACCGGGCAGGGCGCCTATTTTCTGGTCGCCGAATTTCCGGTGACGCAGGCGACTTATGTCGACACCATCGATGATAATACGGTGTCGTTGAACTCGCAGCTGGAATCATTGTACTGGTCGGAGCCCCCTGCAGATCTCAAGGGTTTCAAGGCGTTTCCGAACGGCATTGCGGTGGGCTGGAAGGCCAACGAGATCTGGTTCTCCGAACCGTTCCGTTATCATGCCTGGCCGCCGACCTATGTGCTGACGGCGGAGTTTCCGATTGTCGGTGTTGGTGTCTGTGGCAACTCGATCGTGGTCTGCACCCAGGGCTCGCCATATCTGATCACCGGTATCAACCCGTCGACGATGTCGATGACCAAGATCAACCTGCCGGAGCCGTGTCTTCACAGCGGTTCGATCGTTACCACCGACACCACGGTATTGTACGTTTCGCAAAACGGGCTAATGCAGATCAGCCAGTCCGGGGCTGGCTCCAATGTCACCGAAGGCTGGATCAGTCGTGAGAAGTGGCAGGCTCTGATTCCACACAAGTTCATCAGGGCCGTAAAGCACGCCACGTCTTATTTTGCCTTTGGCACCAAGGTCGGTGACGACGCCAGCGTGGCACAGCAGGGTTTTACCGTAGAGCTGTCGAGCCAGGACCAGACCTCGTTTACGGTCTGGCCGCAGCCGGGCGGACATCGGCTTGGATTTTCGCAACTGTCGAGCCCTAATAATTTTGATATCGACAATCTGGAGCTGGATCCATGGACCGGGGTTTGTTTGCTCGTACAGAATGGAGGCGTCTGGTATTACGATTTCACCGATCCCGTACCGACCATCGTGCCGTACAAATGGCGGAGCAAGGTCTACCAGCAGAATGCGCGGAAGAATTTTCAGGCGATGCGGGCCTGGTTCACGGTGCCGCCCGGCACACCGCCACAGGTCGATCGTAATACCAACGACCCGCAGGCGGCATTGGGACCAAATCAATACGGTATTATTCGGGTCTATGTCGACGATGAGTTGTGGTGCACGCGCGAGCTGCGATCGAGTGGCGAGCTGCTCAGGATCTATTCCGGCATCAAAGGCGAGATGTGGCAGTTCGAGGTGGAAGGCAGGGTGAATCTCTCGAACCTGCAGTGCGCGACTTCCGTGAAAGAACTCGGACTTGTCTGAGAGGAGAACTTCAATGCACAAAGCCATGCCACGACCGATCCCGCGAACCGCACTAAGAGCCTCGCCGAGGACCAACGGCAGCGCAGCCCCGGTTTGTCCGATCTCGCAATCGCAGGCGGTGCCGCCGCAGCCGCCGCGCAAGCTTCCCGGGCTACCCAAGGTCACCGACCTGCCGTCAGTGATCAATGTGCTGAACCAGATCGTCATGATGCTGAATAACCCGGTGTCAAACTATACCGAGATCGAGCGGGTGACGACGCCGGTGCGGATTTACAACCCCAATGATTCCGAACAATGGGTGGATGTTGACCGCATTACTTTCCTGAATTTGGAGGATAGCGTTACCGGCGGTCAGATCATCTGGAAATATTGATGGCAGTCGACTACGGCGAGGATTTTCTGCAGCGCATCACCGGGGTGCACTGGCGCGAGAAGCAGCCTGCTGGCCTGCCTTATGCGACCTTCGTGTTTGGCGGCCTTAGTTCTGAAGGGGGCGGTCTGGGCGGGGTCTACACCGTTACCGCCACCAAGGAAGATCTGAAAGACACTAGTCCGGACGCCAAATACAGGTTCGAGTCCGGCATGAAACTGATTTCCCTTGTGGATACTTTTGAATCTGTCGCCAGTTCCTACGCCTTGATTATGCGAACGGATGAAAAAGATCCGACCAATAAAACCTTGCGGCCGACATTCCTGGTGGCTGGCAACAAGGCCGAATTTTCCGAAGGTGAGGATAACACCGGAAATCCCATCCGTGTTACCACGATAACCACGCTGATCTATCGTTCCAGTGACGGGTTGAACTGGAGCCAGGTATTTGAGGGAAGTCCAGTTATCAGTCCTCCCGGTCTAACCAGCTATGTTTATGGTAACCCTGTAGCTCTGGTATGGGATCCGGCCAGCGAGGCGTTTTACTTTGATGTTAATCGGGGCAATAGAGATGTTACCTTGATGTCTAAGGATGGCACCGACTGGGGTGAGATCAGCAGTGTTGATACGGGTGGTTCTGCAGATTACAGATCGGCTTTTCCGCCTACCTATTGCAGCCAGAACGATTGTTTCGACGACAACGGCAACAACGTGCCGGATGGCGTCATGAAGCACGACCTTGACGCCAAATTGACTATCAAGCCGGAACAGCCGCCGATCATCAGTTACGGTCAAGGCGGTCATTCATTCGACAGCAGTAGCGATGGTGTAACTTACGGCGGTCCGGGCATCGTGGTTAACGACGAGTTTTTACTGAAAAATTTCACGACATCGGTGCCATTTCCAAAAGTGTTCGGGGTGGCTGGGCTACATAATATCTGGATGGCGGCTGGCTCCAACGATCAAGCTGGCGATAGCGGCGCGTTGGCGGCTTCGACCGATCGGGGCCGAACCTGGACAGTCTATGCCGCACCGGCAGGCGGCATTCATACCATCGTGGCCGGGGCTTACGGCTAAGTAGGGAACGGTCTTTTAAGCTTTTCTTAATGGTTTTGTGCTTAGGCGGAAACTGGGCGTTTTCGGGAGCTTGAACTATGGCGATGAACCTCACCCCGGGCTGGTATCCCGGCATCGGCACCCAGCAATCGTCGTCGAACGAGGTGAGCTACACCAACCCTGCTTACAATCAGAATTTCAACGTCTCCAGCTCCTACATCCCGAATTACTCACAGACGCCGATCCTGAACTCGATTGCCCAGTACGCCCAGCAGATGGCGCCGCAGGTCTACCAATGGGGGATGGACCAGTTCAACAAGAACCAGGGCAACATCGACCAGATGATGAAGAACGCCATGACCTATGCGAGCCCGCAACGGGTCGCACAGGAAATGGGTATGGCGCAATCCGGGGTGATGCAGGGCGCCGAAGCCGGGCGGCAGAACGCGATCCGTGATCTGCAGAGCTACGGCATCGACCCATCGGCCGGACGCTACGCTGGGCTCGATACTGCCAACCAGGTGATGTCCGGCGCGGCGGCGGCCGGTGCCGGCAATCAGCAGCGGATGGCGACTCAGGCCACTGGCAACACGCTGCAGCAGCAGGCGCTGGCGTCGAGCCTGCAGAACATGCAGTACGGCTACGGCGCGTCGAACGCCATGAACCAATTGCTCGGCACCGGGATGTCGCTGAAATACGATCCGCTGGGGACGGCATCGATGGGTGGCGGGTTTGGTGGCAGTGGCGGCGGCTTCAGCTCGAAGTCATCTCAGAGTGGCCCGGCGGGTTACGGCTATGGCATCGCGGCGCCTAGTGGCGGAGGGGGCGGTGCTCTTCTGGCCAAGGGTGGGTTTATCCCCGACGAACTTAGCAAGTCCAATGGCGGCAAGGTCGACGACGTTCCCGCCAATTTGACCGCCGGCGAGTTCGTCATCCCCAAGGACGTCGTCGAGTTCAAAGGCAAGGAATTTTTCTACAAGCTGATGGCTCAGACGCGGCGGATGCGGGCGACGAGCGGCGGAGATAGACCGGCTCAGCTCGGTTATGGAGCAAGCTGATGCGCTACAAACGCCCGGCCGGGTTTGGCAGCAAGATGCGAACAGGTTTTGCCAATGGCGGTAATGTTGCTGATGATCCGCTGGCCCAAAAATTAGCCCCAGTGAGAACGGTCGATCCACGCGACGACGACACCGTCAATCCCGGTACGGGGGCGAAGTGGGATCCGCAGACTTTTGGCCTGGCGGCGATGGGCTATGCCCGGGGCGGTGTCGTTGGCTTTGCCCGAGGCGGTTCGGTCAGAAGCACCGAAGGCGATGTCACCGACCCCAATGCATGGCCGTCGGAACGAACGCAAAAGGTTCAGGGCTGCAACATTGCAGGCGGCTACAGTTCGCAAGGCTATACTGACCAGGGGACCTCCTGCATCATCGGTGGCGATGCTGCCAAGGCGCTGGAGACGCAGCGGCACGCCGCGGACGACGCCCGCGCTTATGCCCAAAATCCGCTACCGCCGGCCCCCGATATCAGTGGATCGGGGAGTGGAACGCCAGCCCTGGGGGCTACGGTCAGGGGTTATGTTCAGGGCGGTGCCGTGCGTCGGGGCTATGCCGATGGCGGCACGGTCACCGACGATCCCAACACTACTCCTCCGCAGCCGGGTGCTTCGCAAGCAGATCCCGTGGAAGAAGAGCGCAAGCGCCGGTTGCTAGAAGCGCAGGCTCAGGTCGATGCCGACCGGCAGCGCCAGCAGCGCCAGCAGCAGCTTGACCAGGTCCAGCCGCAACAGCCCGAAAAGTCCGCGCTCAGCAAGATCCTGGACTACGGCATGTCGGCGCTGGGTATCAATCAGGCACGTGCCGATCAACCTCCGGTAGCTGGCGGACAAGTGCCCGAGCCAACAGCCGCCCCGCCTGTTTCAGCTGCTCCGGCTACCGGATACAGTCGTGGTGATCCAACCGATCTGCAGTGGGGGGCGGCCGGCCTTCCTGCCACGCCGTCGCCGACCGAAGGTCCGATGGACACGCTGGCCCGGGCACCGGGACAATTGCTTAAAAAAGCCGGAGAATATCTCACCGACACCGGTCCGAACCGGGTGCCGCTCAATGAGCGGATTACGGAGCCTGGATTTATTAATCGATGGAACGAGCAGTTCAAAGATTTTATGAGCGGTGGCCATCCGAACAAGATGTCGGATGAAGATTTCATCAAGTTGCAGCACAGCGATCCACTGGGCGATCACAGCAAGGTAATTCACGATGAATTCCAGCGGCGGGTGCAGGCCGGCGACAATGACGGCGCGCTGGCCCTGGTGCAACATACACGGGTTGGTTTTGATGCTGTTCGCGGCGTAGTCCAGCATGCACTCGATCTCGGTGATACCAAGACTGTCATCAACGGTCTGCAGCGACAATTGCAGATCATTCCGAATGGGCGCAATGCTACGGTGGGTCAGACGGCAGATGGCAGATTTGTCATTCGTACGGCTCCCGATGCTGGATATCCCGGGGAATCCCGCGAGCATGTGCTGACGCCACATCAAGTTTACGATCTGGAACACGGTCATGGTTTCCAGTTCGATCATCTGGCCCATAACGGCCTCGACGAAACGCTTGATATCACCACCGGCAAAAAACAGCCGCTTTACGTGCCGCCGGAAGGCCGGGGGACCAGCAAATATGGCGTCGGATATGATCTGCAGCCCCGCTATACTGGCACGGTAACTGATAGCGGATTGCCAATCGATTCACCGGCCGGGTTGATGGAGCGGGCGGAAGTAGCCCGGCAACGTGGTGCGGTCGACAAGGAAGCTACCGACTATGCCGATCGAGCTAAAGCTGCGGTCAATCGCGGGGTGCCGCCGGAGCAAGTGCATCAATTCCTCCGACAAGGCGGCGATCCCTACGCCCAGCAGGGATCAGCATCTGCAAGGCCGGACGTTACTGTCGATGCCAACGGGCGGCCGGTTTACGGACCGCGAACCAACATTCCCGGTGCTGGTTCGCCCACTGTCGAGGGTTTACATGACGAGACTGGCTTTACGGGTCTGAAGAGCGTCACCGATCGCGGCGGTCGATATGTATCTGGTCATGAGGAAAGCGTAGGTAAAAATAGCGCCAGCGAACGGACGAGCTATGGCATCCGTCCGCCATCCTATTTCGAAAATCCTGCAGCTAACAAACCACCGGCTTTTACCGGCTATGCCTACGGCGAGCGCCGTGCTGGCTACCGGGCGCCGGTCTCGGCCGAAGATGCCCGCTCGATGTCGCAAACTCCGATCGGACCACAGCCACCACCCGGTGGCGTGACGCCTTCCCAGCCATCCGCGGCAGATCAGGTTCAGGCGATCCGAGGCGGCGTCGGTTACGCCAATGCCAATGCACCACCGGCAGCCTGGGATGCCGACACCGCCAGGGCCTATAATGCCCGATTGGCAGGACAGCAGCAGGATATCCGAGGGACGCAGGATCCGAATTACCTGGCGCGCCGGGAAGCCGCGGTTGCCAGGATTGCACCAAACTTTGCTACCGCTGAAGCTGTGAGAAACGAGCCGCTGCGCCGGGCCAATAGCCCGACGGCAGCTGAAAGGGCAGAGGATTTCCGGACCCGATCAGCTGAAGTCGAACGGCGAATTCAGGCCGGTGAACCGGTCGGGCTGAGCGCCGATCAGTTATTGAGAGACCAGAATGCAACGCTGCCGCCACGGCAGGCGGCTACGCCCGACTCGATGGTGGATGCCCAGCGTCGGTTGGCGTTCCGTGAGAACCGGCCGTACACTCCGCAGCAGGAAGCCGCTGATCGGGCCCATGCCGAGGCCATGCAGTTGCAAACGACCAAGGGTCGGACGGCCGAGAACGTGGCTGGCACTAAAGCCAAGAGCGCCGAGAACGTCGCTGGCACCAGGGCGACAAGCGCCGAGAACGTGGCTGGCACCAGGGCCAAGACTGCTGAAAATATTGCTGCCAGAGCCGATGAGACCAAGCGCTATACCGAAGACCAGCACAACGCCCGTGCCGCCAACGTGCTGGCGCAGAAGAACCAGTATCTAGCCTATCTCGACAACAAGGCCACCCAGGATCGGATTGCGAAGACTGAAAACGTTGAAACGCGAGGACGTATTGACGCCCTTCGAACCAAACTCGCCCACGATATCAAGCCGGAGCCCGGAGAACTGGAAGCCTATCAGCAGGTGGTGGATCGCGGCCGACAGCCCAACACGACGGCGTCGGATTACCGGTTGTCCAGAAATGCTCCTTCGCTGCCAAATGTCGGAGCGCCAGCGGCTCCAGCAGCTCCAGCTACAATAGAAACGCAGCCAGCTAGGCAGCAAGTTGCTCCAACAGCTCCAGCTGGGGCTGCTGCTCCCAAACAATATCCGGGATATTCCATCGTCTATAAGCCTGATGGATCCTACGCGTATGTGAAGCAGTGACATGGCCTATGACGACGAGGATGAAGGCCCTCCGCCCGGGTTGGTCATCGATCAATCGGAAGCGAAGCGCGGTGGTTGGAGCCCGGAACCTGCGCGCCAGGAAGCA